AGAATTTAAAAGCAAGTTCATGAAGATGGTCGAAGCCAAGAAAGAAGAAGCTGCTGACAAGAAAAAGAAAATGGCCAAGAAAGAAAAGATGGCAGAAGGCGGTTTGCCAATGACTACAGTAAACGGGAAGAAAGTTCCAGCGTTTGCAGCTGATGGCAAAGGTAAAAATGATCTCGGTAAAGGCAAAGATACAGAAGCTGATGATAGCGACGATTCAGAAGAAAAAGACAGTAAAGGCCTGAGCGCAAAACAAAAGAAACTGCCACCCGGTCTACAAAAAGCTATTGCATCTAAAACTGAATCCAAGATGATGCCAAAGGGTAAGAAGAAAACTGTTAAAGAAAGCGTAGAAACAAAATTATCTTTCAAACAGATGGTCCAACTAGTTCAAGAAAGTGGTGGCCAACAACAAATCGATCCTGTAGACAAAGCTCTGTTTACCTGGGCCGAGCGTGTAGCCAAGAACAAACTAGGCGAAGGCATGAAAGCTGACCTATACGCAGGATTGGTATATGAACGCAACGGCGGCGTGTTTGAAATGTACGATGTACTGAGCGAATCAAAAAAAAAATTAAGTGAAGGGCGGATACAGTTAGATGAAGGCATGATGGACAAAGTCAAAAGCCTACTAATGTCTAAACTGGCGCCAAAGCTTTCAGATCAAGAAAAAGATAAAATGGCAGATGCTGCTAGACAAGTTTTAGGCAAAGACCGTGCAGACAAAAGTGATTTCACACTAGCAAATATCAAAGCAGTGGCCAAGGCACTGGGTGCTAAACCAGACGCTGCTGCAGAATCCATCGAAGAAGGTCCAATTGGTGATTTCTTTGGTCAAAAGAAAGTAGATCCAAAGAGCGGTATGGGAACCATCGGCGGAATTGATGCCTACTCCCCCAGTGCGACCTTGGGTGAAAAACTTCTAAGTTTAACAGGAGCACTAGGAGGCACAGCCGCAACAATCGCAGGACTGATCGGTGGACCAGCTTGGTTAATTATTCCAGGCGTACTAGGTATTATGTTCTTGTCTCAAATTGGAATGAGCAAAGGCGGCTCGTATTAAATAAATCCATATCATTTGGTAAATATAAGCCAGTCATAGGTTGACTGGCTTTTTTTATGACTATATAATAGTCATATAGGAGAGAACAAATGACAAAAATGTATGGACCGGAAGAAAAAGCCAAACTTGAAAGATTGATCAACGAAGGATCTAATGTGCTTCGTGAAGTAGAAGATCTCAACGAAGGTCTTAAAGAAACTGTTAAAGCAGTGGCAGAAGAATTACAAATCAAACCCAGTTGGATCAATAAAGCCATACGTATCGCACACAAAGACAATTGGAAAGACCATGAGGCAGAGTGGAGCGAGATTGAAATGATTCTCGGTGTTACTAAGAAACTTCCTGAATGAATGAATTACTAAAACCGACCTTTGATTGGATCAGAGAAGATTGGCATAGTAACAGCTTCCGTTTTGTTGTTGAGTTGCTGGCTTGGGCTGTTAGTATTGGTTGTGCAATCACCATGGCTGTCACTGTACCTAATCCGCCACTACTTGCATTGTATCCTATCTGGATTAGTGGCTGTGCCATGTATGCTTGGGCTGCGTATACTAGGAAATCGTTTGGCATGCTGGCCAATTACATTTTGTTAACCGCGATCGATACGTTCGGCCTAGCAAGAATGCTAATTAATTAAAGAAGGTAGGCGGGCCATAAACCGCACATTGGTATTTGCAAGCCTAAAATTGCATAGGAGAAAAAATGAGTTTCGTGGACGCATACTACGATCGCGACAATGACACTATCCGTGTCGTTGAACGTGACGACAAAGGGCAGAGGCATTTCAAAGACTATCCTGCCAGACATTTATTCTATTACAACGACCCCAAAGGCAAGTTCGAATCCATCAAGGGTGAACCCCTTAGTCGTGTAAGTTCAAAGAATGTTAAAGAACATCGCAAAGAACTTGCCATACATTCAAACAAGAAACTTCACGAGTCAGACATCAATCCTATCTATAGATGTCTTGAAGATCATTATCTCAATCAAGATGCTCCTAAACTAAATGTAGCATTTTTCGACATTGAGGTAGACTTTGATCCAGAACGTGGATATGCATCACCTGATGAACCATTCATGCCCATTACTGCGATTGCTGTGTACCTACAATGGATGCAGACCATGGTGTGTTTGGCTATTCCTCCTAAGACCATGAGCATGGAAGAAGCAACTAGAGCAGTCGCAGAATTTCCCAATACCATGCTGTTTGACAACGAAGCAGACATGTTGAATACTTTCTTGGATCTAATACAAGAGTCAGATGTACTAAGTGGTTGGAATTCAGAAGGCTTTGATATTCCTTACACTGTGAATCGTGTGATCAAAGTACTCAGCAAAGAAGATACTAGACGTTTTTGTCTGTGGAATTGTTTTCCTAAGAAACGTGAATATGAAAAGTTTGGTAAAACTGCTACCACCTATGACTTCCACGGGCGTGTGCATATAGACAGTCTTGAGTTATATCGCAAGTACACCTATGAAGAACGCCATACATATCGGTTGGATGCCATTGCTGAATACGAATTAGGTGAGCGTAAAACACAATACGAAGGTACATTGGATCAATTATACAACAATGACTTCAAAACATTCATTGAATACAACATCAATGACTGCATGCTTCTTGAGAAACTTGATAGAAAATTAAAATTTATCGACTTGGCCAATACCATTGCACACGAAAACACAGTCTTGTTAGCAACCACCATGGGAGCTGTAGCGGTAACCGAACAAGCTATCATCAACGAAGCACATCGCAGAGGCATGATAGTTCCTAATCGGATCAACCGCGACGGAATAGACACTCAGGCAGCAGGCGCCTATGTTGCATATCCCAAGAAAGGCATACATGAATGGATTGGATCACTGGACATTAACAGTTTGTATCCTTCAGCGATTCGAGCATTAAACATGGGTCCTGAAACTATTGTGGGGCAGTTGCGACAGGATGGAACCAAAGACTACATTGCTGCAGAAATGGCCAAAGGAAAATCATTTGCCGCAGCATGGGAAGGTATATTCGGTAGTCTTGAATACGCTGCTGTGATGAATCGTGAAGTAGGACGTGAAGTCATTGTTGATTGGGAAGGCGGTGGCTCTGATACACTGAGTGCTGCACAGGCCTATGATCTTATATTTGACAGCAATCAACCCTGGGTGATCTCAGCCAACGGTACCATATTCACTTATGAGACTGAAGGGGTGATATCGGGACTGCTGGCTCGTTGGTACAAAGAACGCAAAGAAATGCAGGCCAAGCTCAAAGACTGTATCCAAGCAGGTAATAAGATTGAAGAAGAATACTGGGACAAGCGACAGTTGGTCAAAAAGATTCTGTTAAACAGTCTCTATGGTGCGATTTTAAATCCGGGCTGTAGATTCTTTGATAACAGAATTGGTCAGAGTACCACGCTAACTGGTCGACAAATTGCCAAACACATGGCATCTAAAGTTAATGAAATTATCACCGGAGAGTATGACCACATTGGTCGAGCAGTGATCTACGGTGACACAGACTCTTGTTATTTTTCAGCGTATGCCACACTGAAAAAAGACATTGAGAAAGGATTGATTCCCTGGAATAGAGAATCAGTGATTGAACTTTATGATACCATAGGAGAAACTGTTAATGGCACATTTGTCAAATTCATGCAGGATGCATTTCATGTTCCTCGAACCAGAGCCGAGGTCATCAAAGCAGGTCGCGAAATTGTTGCAAGCAAAGGACTGTTCATCACCAAAAAGCGATATGCAGTGCTCTACTACGACAAAGAAGGCAAACGAGCAGACACAGAAGGCAAGCCGGGCAAGATCAAAGCCATGGGGCTTGACCTCAAGCGTTCAGATACCCCGGTTGTTATACAAGACTTCTTGAGTGAGGTACTGACTAAAACACTAACTGGTGTGACCAAAGAAGAGATACTGCAATATATCACCGATTTCCGCACAGAATTTAAAACTCGACCAGGCTGGGAAAAGGGCTCACCTAAGCGAGCCAACAATATCACAGAATACGCTGCCAAACAAAAGAAAGCAGGCAAGACTAACATGCCCGGACATGTTAGAGCTAGTCTAAATTGGAACACTCTCAAGCGTATGATGGATGACAAATACTCAATGCAGATAGTAGATGGCATGAAAGTAATTGTGTGCAAGATCAAAGACAATCCCATGGGGCATACTTCCGTGGCCTATCCTGTGGATGAACTGAGATTACCGCAGTGGTTCAAAGATCTGCCTTTCAATGATGCAGAGATGGAAACCACAGTGATAGATGAGAAGTTAGGAAACCTTATTGGTGTTTTGGAATGGGACATCAGTTCAACTCGCAGTGACAATACATTCAACAAACTTTTTGACTTTGAGTAAATTGCGGTTGCTTTTTACTCTAGATCTAAATATAATCTTAATATACAGGAGAATTCTTAATGAAAGATATACTACAAGACATTGTTAGCCACACACAGAACCTCGGCTTCTTGACCACAGTCAAAGTCACAGGCACAGACAAAGGCACAACTATTAACTCAATGGCGGATGACCGTTCAGTTATCATGGAAGCAGAAACTGCTAATCCGTATCCAGATATGATCGGGGTGTTTGGTATGCCGCAACTGAACAAGTTGAAATATCTCTTGGAAGGTGCGGAATACAAAGAAGGTGCAAAGATCAGTATCACCACAGCAGAACGCAATGGCGAAACGTTGCCAGTAGGCCTGCACTTTGAAAACAAAGACAGCGACTTCAAGAACGACTATCGTTTCATGAATCAAGAAATCATCAACGAAAAGATGAAGACCGTGAAGTTCCGTGGCGTCAAGTGGGATGTTGAAATTGAACCATCAGTGACTTCTGTGATCCGTTTCAACTTCCAAGCAGGTGCTAACTCAGAGCATCCTACATTCCTTGCTAAAACAGAGGGCGGCAATCTTAAATTCACATTCGGTGATGCTTCAACACACGGTGGTGAGTTTGTGTTTGCACAGAACGTTGCAGGCAAACTAGATCGCGGTTGGACTTGGCCTGTGTTGCCAATCTTGAGCATACTTAAGATTGCAGATGTAAACAGCACTAAGATGTCGTTGAGCAATGAAGGTGCTATTCAGATCACTCTAGATAGCGGACTTGCTACTTACAAATATATCATTCCAGCACAAGCTGCCTAAATATGATCAAAGGTCTACAAGGTATTGGCGGGTTAACAGTACAAGGCGGCAATGTCAGCTTGCCCTATATCGGCCCCAACATCAATAACCCTATCCAGGGTATGATGCGGGTCAACAACACAGACTTGGAAGTGTTTAATGGCACCGGTTGGCAATCGCTACCCAGTAGTTATGCCACTGTGGGCCTAGATCAGGATACACTAGACATAGTACAATGGGCACGTAAGAAGCGTGATGAAGAAATGATGTGGCAGAGCTTGGCCAAAGAAAACAAGGCTGTTAAAATAGCACTAGACAATCTAGAACAGGCAAGACAACAATTAGACATTACAGCAAAACTATCGAGAGAATATGAAACCACCAGTTAATCTAACACCATTACAAAAGGACTATGCAGTATATCTGCCGGCAATTAGTTCTTTCTATTCCACCTATGTTGCAAAACAGCGACTAGAAGAGTTTGTATCAAAGGATCGTATTCCTGCAGGCTTTGATCAAGGAATTGAAGGAATGAACTTTCTTAATCCAGATCAAGGATACTTTACCTATAAGTATGCTTTGTATTCAGCAGGCCACGCTCAACTTGATGTTATCAAAGCACAAGATCAAGAATCAATGATTCAACAACGAGATCGTGGTAACACAATGATATTGGGTGACTCCGGTGGTTATCAGATCGGTAAAGGTGTTCTTAAATTTGATTGGTTGAACTTTGAAGGTGTAGAAGCCACTAAGACACGTCAAAAGATTCTCGAATGGCTAGAAGCAACTGCCGATTGGTCGATGATGTTAGACGTGCCTACGTGGGCCTGTGATCACATTCATTCACCAAAGACTGGTTTAAAAACATTCGAAGACTGTTTAGAAAAGACTCGTTATAATAACAAGTATTTTCTAGATAATCGGTTGGGGGCTACCAAGTGGCTTAATGTACTGCAAGGCGGTGATTGGGATACTGCGGAAAAGTGGTATCGTGGTGTGGTAGAGTTTAGCGATCCTAAAGGACCATATGCAGGAAAAGAAGCAGAAGGTTGGGCATTTGGTGGTGCTAATATGTGTAAGATGGATATTACACTCAAACGTCTAATGACCATGCGTGACGAAGGCATGCTTACAGGTAAGAACTGGATTCACTTCTTGGGTACAGCACAATTAGATTGGAGTTGTTACCTAACACAGATCCAACGTCAAATCCGCAAACACATCAATCCAGAACTCACAATCAGCTTTGACTGTGCAAGCCCGTTCATTGCCACTGCTCACGGACTTGTTTATACAAATGCACAACATACCAACAAGCGTTGGAGTGTTATCATGGACAAGGCTCCAGACAACAAAGCACTTTCGGGAAGGTTTGATATTCCGTTTCCGTTTGAAAGTGAGTTTGCAAGTCGTTTAACCATGGGCGATATTGCATATTACAACTACGGTGTTCGCAAGACAGATCAAGAACTTGGCGATGTCAAGTTTAATCACTTAAATCCAGAACACTATCAAGAAGTTCCGAGACTTAACAAACTAGGTAAGATTCCAAACAAGACCAGTTGGGATAGTTTCAGCTACGCACTGATGATGGGGCATAACGTCGAATGTCATATCAAAGCTGTACAACGTGCTCAACAGTTGATGGATATCGAATGTGCTAGATTTACTCCAGACTGGCGTATGAAGAGCATCGAAGGCAAGAAAGAAATCGAATTCAGTGACTGGGTTCCAAACAAGATTCTGTACTTTGGCACATTTGTTGAAGAATTATTCAATACCAAAACCAAAGCAGAAGCATTTAATATGATCGAGACTGCTACTCAGTTTTTAAAATCATTGGAAGGTTCACGTTTACAAGGTGGCCCTGCTGCTAACACGTTCGGTAGCTTGTTTGATTTTGATGACGGTAAGAAAGCTGCCGAGATTGATTTTGCCAATCCCGACGATGACGAGTTGAACAGTTTGGTTGTAGAATAAGGAGTTGACATGTATCAAAATAAAATCAAGCATCTGGAAGAAGCTCACCGTGTTTTGGACAAGCAGATAGACAGCATGGAGAAAACTGGCATCTATGATGATCTAAAAATAGACGAAATGAAGAAACAGAGGTTGCGTTTAAAGGATGATATTGTTATACTTAAACACAAGCACCAAGCAGTGATGCAAGAAGCACAGGCAGAACAAGAAGCAAGAAGAAACGGATGGGAACTATGAAAAGAACATACACCGAAGGCATCAAAGAATCTATTACTTTCTTTGTGGGCATAGAAATTGAACGTACTCCTGCCTACGGAATGAAAACATTGTTTGTTGTAGGTGTACACGATCCGTATACCATTATGGAACTGGCTAACAAGCACGGCTGCGAGCATATCTACTTTGGTGCTAATCAAAGTTTTAAAACTCTAGGTGTCAATGATGCCGCAACATGGCGTCCTTGGGAAAACATGATCTATGTTTGTCTAGACAGCGAACATGAGTTCTGGTGTACCTTAGACTTTGATGTCAGAGAGGCAGAAGGATTGCTTGAAAGCGGTCTTACTGAAAAGCGTAGATTTATTCCGCAGATCAGTGTAAAATTACCTTATCTAAATCAACTAGGCTACAATGCTACATTAAAGATAGATGACAAAGATTTTTCAGCAACCAATCCTGGGGTGTGGTGTCATAACCTGCAGGACCTGCTAGGAAGAGATCGCTTCACAGATTGGGATCAATATGGCAAAGATGAGATCATAAAATGAGTGGTGGATATGCAGCAGCATCGCAATCAAAGTCTAGAAGGATTCCAAGAATCACCCACTCTAATCGACTAGGCCGTGCAATACCAATTCAAACAACCGAATCAAGAAAAATGAAAATGACACTTAAACAACGAATCCGCAACTGGCTGATGAATGACAACGACGCCAATGAATGTTATGCTGTTGAAGATGAAAATGGCCCAGATTTGAATTCTCAATCATTCCGCTTAAACATCTACGGTGCCAGTGGCGGTACTATTATTGAAACCACCAAGTATGACCGTAAGAGCGATGAGAATCGACACAGTCTGCATATTGTCACTGAAGACAAAGACCTAGGTCAAGAATTGGCAAAAATTATAACCATGGAACAACTGCGATGAATACACAAATTCAAGAAATCCTAGATCGATCAACCAGCGACATATTGGGTGTTGCTGTTGTCAATCAAGAACTATTTGCTAGACTTCTGATAGAAGAATGTGCTACAATATGTTTTGAACTGCAATTCACCGCAGAAGGACCTGCAGAGGGTGCGTCTTATCAACGCATCCTATGTGGAACTTCTATTAAAGAAAACTTTGGACTTCAAGGCAAAGGTCCTATAACAGCAAAGAACGTAAAATGATTATCAAACAAGACATTCGCCCGCTTAAAATGATTTGGGTCACATTTCAAAAGGAAGGCATTCATTGCTATCCTGCGGCTGCAACAGACCCCAACCTAGCAACAGGAGATCAATATGATGTATCGTTTCTTGCTAATCCTCATCGTCACATTTTCCATTTTAGGGTATGGCTTGGTGTCACCCACAATGACA